CCTCATCGGTTGGCGTAAACACCTGCACTAAAATATTGCCAACCTGTCTCCATCGCCGGTTACTCGTCCCGCCGATAGATGCCTGTAGCTGTTCGCCCCCCTGCACCCCAATACGCGCCCACCCTTGATGGGTTGCAGGGTTAAAGTCGTCTAATGGGTCGAACGGCATATTCGGCCACGCTATGGGCACTAAGGGCCGGAGCGTGTCCATCTGACCCTTGAAGCGGGTCAAGATCGTGTCGTAGGTAGTCGAGAAACTCATAGGTCGCGCCTTAATGTTATGGCTTGCTGAACCTCTGCAATAGATATGGCAACCATACCCTGCGGGGCTTGGTCGCTCCATGTGCCTGTCTCAAGGCGGTTGATATAGGGCAAGTTATTAGTGATCCAGATGTCTTGTCCCTCTTGAGCATTTTTTACTATTGCCGCGCCTTTAGCCTTAGCGCGACCGGCTATCGCAGACTCTTGGTTTCCCTGTGGGATTTTCTCGCTGTTAGTATAAGACGCTTCACTAAGCCGAGGCGACGAGAGAGAGACCTGCCAGTTGGCCCTCGCTCGTCCTGTATCAACCGGAGTGCGGTCTACAATGCGCGAGAGTAGATCAAGGGCAACAGTCCGCTTGACTTGGTTGGCGTTCTCCCGTGCCGCTTCCAACGCCTTGTCAAGGGCAACGCTGAACACCTCAATATTGCGCTCGTTCGACATTAGGCCCGTGTATGCAGGTAATGTATTACGTCCGTCGCTCCGGCTCTTATTGTCTTGACGGCGATCACTTCCAACTTCTTAGAGTCGTCAACGAACTCGTCGCCCGGCTCCGGCGTAAAGTCGCCGTTGTCGCCTTTGGCCGCTATGATGTATTGCCGGTCTGAGTCCTTGACGACCACTCCGTCCCTCTGGGAGTGCGTGAAATCGTCGAGGATGCCGTAAACGGTTTGATTCGTCGTAGCGGTAGACTGCACCTTCCACGGGGTAGCCGTGACAGGGGTCTGCGTGTCCCTGTTGAGGTCGTAGGTCGTGCCGAGATTTTTAATAAGCCTCAAGGCCATGTCAGCCTTTGCCGCTTCGTTCATTTGGTCGCCCCTAAGCCCTATCTAAGTCGCCCGTCATCGCGCCGCGCCATGTTCCCAGACCGCCGAGGATACGCATCAGAATGGGCAAATAAGGCTCTACGGAGGCACCGGAGAAATACTCCACGCGAACGGGACCGACCTGCTCCATTTTCGTGTCGCCACCCCTGTCGTAGTTCTCGTTCAAGGGCTTGCTAATATGTAGCAAGGCAAGCTCGCAGGTCGCTTGTCGGACGCGCTCCGGCACGGCGTTGGTTGGTATGGTTCGGTTCTCGTTGTCGGTCGCATCAGAGCGCGGCCACCCGAGCGGTTGCGTCAAGCTGAACACCTCGCCCGTCCACTTAAACATGCCGTCAATGGTCGTGGTTGCGTAGCGTAGCGCACCCTCTTTTATGTCGAGGTGCGAGTTCGGCCAAAGTTGCGGGTCGCCGTGGTTCTCAAAGTACGTTGTGGCATCGGCGACCGAGATGTAGCTGTCTGCACCCGTGACGACCGAGCCATCCTCTACGATTAAGGCCATTTATTTATTTTTCCTCGTCCGAGGTGCCGCCGTTGCTTTCTGATTTCTTGCCGCGAAATGACACGCGCTTTTTAGGCGCGGCTTTTTCTTCGCTGTAGCCTTCGCCCTTCCAGTATTTTTCTGCATCCGATCCGGCATCAACTACCACCGTCTCGTCGCCCTTGTATAGCTCTTTAGTTTCCATCATTGCCCCTAATTTTTAGTGAGGGGCAGAAGTCGCCCCCTGCCCCTCACTGATAAGATTGGCCCAATCCGAGAGATTAGCCCAAACCGCGAGGTTAACCCAAGACGCGGGTCAACAGGTCGCCCTGTATAACCTTCGCGCCGCAGAGTACGTCAATGCTGATCGTGTCGGTCTTGGTCGAACCGTCATAGTCGAAGACGATACGCAAGCCCAAGCCACGGTCGGCCACATACTCGGCACGCGCCGCACCTGCGGGCAGTTCGAGCGGAACAACGGCATAGGACAAGCCATTCGGATGTCCGGCGATGTTCATAACGTGGTCGGTCGTCTGGAACGTCAGAGCCGCGTTGTCGGCAACAGCGGCACCCAGACCGGTCTCCTCAATCGTGATAGAGGTCGAGCCGTTGGTCGAAAGGACAACGTGCTGTTTGCTGTCGCCTGCAACCGTGAAGACATCACCGGCGACGATCGTATTGCTACCCGTGTCAACCGTCAAGGTCGTAGCACCGGCGGCATAGCCTGCGCCATTATTGACGAGGTAACCGGTCGGCCCGTTGGTGTCGTGCGTGGCGATGTTCTGGTCCATGTAGTAGTCCATGCCCAGAATGCGTCCCATGCTCGCCTCGCGGAGAGCGGAACCACCGTCACCACGCTGATCGGCCTGCAAGACCTGCGTCACGTTGCCGAGCATATCGGCCTTGGCTTGACTGTCGAGGATGGCGATGCGTCCACGCGTCGGCACCTTGAGGTCGTCGAGCTTCTTGACCACGCTCACCATGTCAGCCAGTGAGTCGGGCGGATCTCCGGCGGTCCCAACAAAGTTGGGAATCTGGGAACCCTTGCCGAGGATGTAGCCGTCAATGCTCTGGGCAATAGCCGCAACAGCCGGTTCGAGCAACTGCTGACGGAAGTTCGCCAAGTCGAGCGTCCACTGCTTGGAGGTAACGGCAAACGTTACGTCAAAATGCTTTTCAAGCGTTAGGTTGCGGCTCGACTCGGTAGCGTCCTGCGTGGTCGTCGTGGAGGTAAACTCCTGCGCCGTAAACGAGGCAGGGCCGCGCACGGCGATTGTGTCGCCAACCTTCGCGCCGCGAAACTCATCGGCATACGAACGGTTGAACAGATTGGCCGCTACCAGTTCATTCTCAAGAATCAACAGGGCTTCGCGACCGATAATACTGGGAGTTAGAAACGTGTTAGCCATTTTTAAAAAATCCTTTAGTTATTAAGACGCTATGCAGGGATAAGCCCCTGCTCTCGCGCCTGTCTGTATTCGCTTAAACTCATTGATGCAACTTCGTCCGGCGTAAACTCACGCCGCGCCCCGCCCTGTCGTGCAGTGCTATCGGGCGTTGTGCCACCTCCAGAATGACCGTTCGCCTTAAACGCGACCGCAAGGTCCGGGTCGTTTCTTCGCTCCGCTACGAGGTCCGAAAAACCCATAGGTGCAAGATCCTTCCCTTTCACTCTCGGCGTGCCGTCAGCGTCTACGATCTCTACAATGACCTTACCGTCTTCGTCAGTGCGTGCGCGGACCTCGTTTTTTAGTATCGGCATCAAAAGACGCGGATTGCCTCCGGCCTCTATGATTGCGTTTTGCAACTGGCTGTCGATCAGCAAGTCTTTAATCTGCTCCATGCGAGCATCGGCCAGACTTTGAATGGGCGCGGTAGCCTGTTCGATATTCTCACGCGCAGACCGTTTGACATTATCAAGCTCGGCCCTCATCCGTGATATTGCCTCGGATTCCTCGCCTTGCGTGATACGCAACGACTCCAGTTGTTGCAACGCCTCGGCCAACTCTTGTGGGCTTCGCCCTATTGCAGAGTACTGCTTCAAGCCGTCCTCTGCTTTGGTCGCCCGGTCTTTGAGCTTGCCGAGCGTGGATTTAAGCCCTTGCACATTTTCCAACGCATATCCGCTCTCGTCGGATACTGACAAAATATAACCACCCGCGTCTGATTCCGCATAATACTCTCGCAAGTTTTCCGGTATCTCGTCAGCGGCTTCGTATACGGCTTTTAACATTTTTCTCACGTGTATAGTATCCCCTTCGGTGACAGCCTGCAACTCGGCAGGGCTTTAGGTGATACAGGCGACTCGCGCCTGTACTATTTTACTATGCCCTTTTTCTTTTTTCAAGGGCTTTTAATTGTGGGAGTGTTAATAGTTTCCCGTTGTTATTAGTAAACTCATTTATTTTGATCTTGTTTCCCCTAAATAGGGCCGCTCGGCTCGGGCCGAGGATCTGGTCCTGCACCTCTTTGGGTTGTCGCCGGAGCCATTTATTATATGTAACGTCCGACGGCACTGCGCCGTTCATTGATGCGCGAGCACCGACCGGCGCGTCTGCCACATCAAGCCCTAACTCGCGGTAGCTTTTTAAGACCGGTGTCATTGTGCACCGGCAGTTTATGTGGGCCGGTGGCTGACGGTGCGCCGTGCCGGGCTTATAGATTTTTCCGTCAAGCCCTCCGCATTCGGGACAGGTGCGCGTGTCTAAGGTCGCCACCCATTTGATGCCCTTTATAATATCGTCGTTCTCTGCAAAGGTCTGCTGTCGGGCCGCGTTTGATACGTTGTTGATTGATGTGCGGACGATGGCCTCGGCCTTGCGGCGCGTCGTGTAGAGGATGCCATCGGTAAACTTGTTGGCCCTTGTCCCGCGCACCCGTTGCACCATCTGCCCAACCGTTTGACCCTCTGCCGCGCCTAAGCGAATGGCGCGTTCAAGTTCTTCTTGTGTTGAGCGTTGTAACTTGTTAAACCATTCCGTCAGCGGCGTGCCTTCTATCGGTGTATTGATCGCTATAGACCGCAACAAGCCCGCCGATGGTATTGTCGTGTCGAGCGTAACCGGCGACACATCGTCAAGCAAGTCGGCAAACCATCCGGCTTCATCTTCTGATAACTCAACGAGCAGAGGGGTTAAGCCCTGCCGCGCCTCGCGGAATCGCCGCTCGTTGATCGCTCGCAGATAACCAAACAGTTGACGCATCCGCGCCGTTGTCGCTACGCCGGGGTCTACGCCGACGCGCCCGATCTTCTCGTAGCGTCGTATCAACTGCGCGAGGATGTCTTGCTCCATGTCGTCAAGCAATGCATTGATCTTCTTGACCTCAGTGCCGCCCAACTGTTGCAGGTAGGCTTGATGCCGTATCACGCGGTCCATGACCTCCTCGTTGAGCGTCAACGAGTCGCCAAGGTCGCGGATTTCTACCTGCCTATTCAAACAGATGCCTCAATAACGAAAGGGCTTTCTGTTTCAAGCCCTGCCAGTATTTCCTCAACGTCGACAGCCTCATGATATAGCCCCCTTCGCTTGCGCTCGGCCAGATAGGTGCGGCGATCTAAAACCCCGAGCTTATAGTCCTCGCGTATCTCTTCCAGTTCGCGGCCCGTCGCCGCGCTATATCCTAAGTCCTCGCTGATGGAAACCGCCGGAGCGTCTAAAGCGCGACCGGCCCATTCTGCCGACAGCGCGAGGGCTTGCTGTAGTCCGTCCTCCAACAGCATGACGTATGCCTCAAGGTCGCTGATCTCACGGCTTGCTTCTATCGCCAGTTCTGTGGCGGTTGGGTTGCCGCTCTTCCGCTCGACCGGAGCCAGTGCAAGTGATTGCATCTGCTGCTCTAACTGCCGGAGCGCATCCGAGCCGACCTTGACGGCTGACCCGTCGGTCTCTATGACCTCAACATCGCTCTGCGGGTCTTTGTTCCCGAAAACCTTATACGGCCCAATCTCGACCGATGCGACATCCTCCTTGCTGAATCCGCGAAAGAACAGCATAGGCACACGCGCCACCGATTCGATATTGTCTTGATCGGACTGGTTGCGCCAGTGTTTCGCGTTGAGATGCGCCAAGCCCTCAAGGGGTGGCTCACATTCGAGCAGGCCCTTGCGGTTGGCGTAGATCGTGACGAGCGGAATCTTGCCGAGGGTGTTGGGGTATTCGGCGACCTGTTCCCATTGCTCGTCTTCGTCCTCGCCGGAGATGCGCTCCCACAGTTCGATCATGTCCGGCATCCAGACGACAACGTAATGCACCGGACGCGTTGCCCATCGGTTCGTCTGGGACGGCACATCGACAACGTGGCGCACCTGCAAGCGCGTCAGTTGCTCAACGCCTCCGATTCGCTCGCCCTGCCAGTTGATTACTGATGGCGGCGAGATGCCAACCATATAGGGGCGGAGTTGTAGCTCTTGCTCGTCGGCCAGTGTCAACTCGCGCCCGAGCATGTCCTGCAACTTTGTCGTGTTCGGGTATTCAACGAGGATGTGCGTCTTTCCGTAGACGAGCAGGTCTTGCAGTCGCTCTTTCGCAAACGTCGTAAGGTTGCGCCCGGTCAAGTCAACGTTCTGGGCGAGCATCTGAAAAAATATATCCGCGTCCTCGGCCAACTGGACCGGAGCCGAAAAGGGCCGCGCCGAGTAGGTCGTCACTATATCCCGATACATATCATAGAGGACGGAGTTAGCAAGGCGCGTCTGGTAGCGTTCGTCTGATTCTTTGGGATACTGCGGCAGGTATTGCCGCCCCGCGTCCCGCATCCCAAGCGTTCCCTCCATGAGGATGCGCGGCAACGCCCACCGTCGCGCCATGCGCTTATACGCCGCGTTTGGGGTTGCTACCGTTGCGCTGTCTGCCGCCTCGTCGTCGTGTGCAAAGTCGAAATAGTTCATCTGTTGCCCTCTATAGTATCTAAGCTATATCTCGTCTAAATCCCATGAAGATATTTTTTCCGGTGCATCTATCGGATGCTCTGCTACAATATAATAACCCAACGCGTCCGACGCATGAGACAGACGCGGGTCGAATCGTTTGTCTATCTCGCCAGAGCCGCCCTCCAATACGCGCACACCCTCAAGGTCTTTGTGGAGGTTCGGGGCCGCGTCGGGGTTGACATACAAGTTAATGTCCCCCTCACCGTCAACCAGTCGCGTGTTGACAGCGTTGACGCGTGAACGCTCCGAAGGGTTCGCCCTCGGGACGCGCATGTATACGTCGAAGAACTGCCCAAGCTCGGACTGGACTATATCCCAATCACTGCCCGAAGTCTTGGCTGTCCCTCGCGCTCCGCCTGTTGCGTCACCGTAAATATAGACAATTCCCTCATGGTTCGCCCAATCGTTTATGAGTCGCCCACAGACGGCGATGGTGTTGCTATTGCGCGGTATATGCACCTCGCCAATAACGACTGTCACCTCCGCCCCTGTTGCCGGGTCGTCCAACTCTTGGCAGACGACCGCCACGCCCGGCGAGACATTAAAGTCAAAGCAAAAGATCAGCGGCTCACGCGGATTGTATTCAAGGTCCGTCCGAAGATGGTCCTCACAATATGCGTAATATGCTTGACCTTGGAAATTTATAAAACTTGCTTCGTATTCTTGCGCGAACGTCAGCGCGTCCATGTGCCGCCGTGCGGCTTCTATCTCGGCCTCTGGGAGGACTAACGCGCTCACCCAATGATACGATCCCCACTCACTGTCTGGACCGTGCGCGAGCATCTGAGCCTTTGCATACTGGTCGAGGTCATAGTAATGGTTACGACCTTCCGGCACACCTGTAAAATCACACCACCCGTTGCGGTCCGACAGGGCCGGACGGATATGCTCCTGCCAGACCGTCGGCTTCATGTTCGCGTATTCGTCGAGCACCCCGCCATCCCACCCGACACCCTCAATGCGCTCGGGCTTGTCGAGTCCGAGGACATGGATTTCTGCGCCGTTAGCCAGTCGAATAATCAACTCGCTCTCGCTCGGCTCGGTCGCTCGCCATTCAGGTGCGACCAGTGCCTTGAGGTCGGCCCAGAAAATGCGTTTTGCTTGGTCGCGGGTCGGTGCCGCCGCGAAAAAGCGCGGTGTTGGGTAGTCGCTCCCACGCAACGCCCGGTGGATCAGTCTCCGCTTGCCGATCAACTCCGTCTTGCCGGAGCGACGGCCACACGGGAAGGTGTTGAAACGATGGGTGCCGCGATAAGCCTGTATTTGGACATTTATTGGCCGGAGCGGTGTCCATCTTTTCGGAAGGACTCCCGTCAATCGCTCCCGCCGATCTGGTCGTCAATCGCATCGAGTGCTTTGCGAAACTCTGACGCAACGTCTGCGCCGGTTCGCGTAGTCTCTACGCGGTCGGTCTGGTTCAAGCGGTTCTTGCCGAGCCAGATAAGCATCGCCGTCTTGCCGCCCATCGCCGCATCGTATTGCGCTCGACGGATTGAAACGTCGCCCTCGGATAGTCCGCGCTCGTATGCCTCACGTAGGCTTTTCTTCTGCTTGAGGTATTTGCCGAACGTCGTGCGGCTGACCTGTATTACATCGGCGATCTCGTCCCATGTGCAACCAAGCCGCGCCAGTGCGCGGACCTGCTCCTCGTCTATATTTGCGGCCTTTCTGCCCATACTATTCTATATCCGTTCGTTTTCTCTGGTTGCCGTCTGGCTCGCGGTCTCTCTGGTCGCCGTCTTGCCGGTGAACTCTTCCCACCGCTTGACGATCACATCGCAATACTTCGGGTCAATCTCCATGCCGTAGCATTTGCGCCCAAGTTGCTCGGCGGCAATAAGGGTTGTGCCGGAGCCGAGGAAGGGATCGTACACTGTTTTGAAACTATGGTTTTTTAAAGGTCGCGCCATGCACTCAATAGGCTTTTGCGTACTATGACCTGTCTCTGATTTGTGCGGTTTGTTTATTTCCCATAAAGTCGTTTGTGTTCTATCGTCGGTGAAATTTCTTTTACCGCCATCCTTCACTGCATACCAACAAGGCTCATGCTTTGGGTGATAATTCCCTCGGCCTATGACTAACTGATTTTTAGCCCAAATAATTTGACATACTATGCTAAGTCCCGTGGCGATAATACTTTGAGCGACGATATGGGCAGTCTTATCAGAACTCCATATATATACCACATCCCCCGCATATAGTTTCCACGCATCCGACCAATCTGCTCGGTCATCGTTTGAAACTTTTCCGACGGCTCGCCCATTGGAGGGCAAGCCGTCGGACCTAAGTGCGTGATTTCTCCAATCTGCATTATATTCGACCCCATACGGCGGGTCTGTTATCATTATTCCCGCGACGGCCCCATCCATCAACCGCCCCACATCTTCCGCGCTCGTAGAATCCCCACAGAGCAAACGATGCTCCCCCAACAGCCACAGGTCGCCCGTCTGCGTGATCGGCTCCTCTGGCGGTTCCGGCACCTCGTCGGGGTCGGTCAGGCCTTCGCCCTGCCCACCGCCGTCAATGCTGTCGGGCAGTTCGAGGTCATCCATTGATAATATATCGGCCAGATCGGAGTCCATGCCCTCAAGCAGTTTGCTTAACACATCCGTATCCCACTCTGCAAGCTCGGCGGTGCGGTTGTCGGCGATGCCGAACGCTTGCGCGTGGGCCGGATCAAGGTCGGTGACGGCGACGGCTATCTCATCCCATCCCAACTCCCGCGCCGCTTCGAGCGTTCCGTTTCCGGCAATGACTACGCCCCGCGAATCAACGACGATGGGCTTCTGTTGCCCAAACACATCAAGCGAGTCGCGGATGGCTTTTAAGTTCCGTGGTGAGTGCTTGCGAGCGTTCGCAGGGTCGTTTTTTAGTTCGGCTATTTTGCGTCGTTCAATGTTCAAACTTTAGTCCTCTCGTCCCACCTCGCGACGTTGGGCCGCATATCGAGATGGATAAATATATCGTATCGACCGATTCCGGTAAAACCAAGCTCTTCCGCTTTATCGGCGATTAAATCCAATGCCTCCGGCAGGATTTGCTCTTTTAGATGTGGAGACTTAACGCTCGGAATTATATCCGTCGCGAATACCATATGCTGAGATTTAGACGCGCCGCCGATTGCCTCGTTATGAGTCGGCGAACGAAAGCCGGAGGTGATCCGCAACGGAGCCTCCCACCAGTCGCGCAATTTTTGCAGGTTCTTCATGTGCGCCCAGAACCGCGCATCCGGTGCGAAACCCGACAGCACTTCCTCCCAACTAAAATTTGGTATATCCTCGCGTAATTGCAATAAACACCTCCTGTTTAGGAAAAATATATATAATCAACGAGCGATCCACAAGCCCTTATGTAAACCTTTTCACGTGGAACAATCAAGGCAGGTGTAGGAAATATTTTCCCACCCCTCAGCAATCCGTCCAAGTAAACCAAGTAACGTCCAAGTAAAATAATTTTACTCGGACGGGTTAAACGTATGCTACGCATATACTTACAAGAGCCGTCCAAGTAAACCAAGTATTTTTCGTTGGTTTGTTTTTTTTAGAGAAAAAAACGCTTTTTTATACACGTGAGAAAAATAACGTTTTACTTGGACGTTTCTTTATAAGTCTTTTATTTACATACCTTTAACCCGTCCGAGTATATTTTTTTTACTTGGACGGGTAAGAAAATAAAATAGTATAAGTAATAGAAAAAACAATAGGTTAAGCCCGTCCAAGTAAAAACGCGTTTACTTGGACGTTACTCGGACGGATTCGCTTTATGGCTTATGCATGGCCTGTATTATGTAAACCAATAAGATATAACTTATAGGTTATATGGGCTTGGATTATGTAAACTAAATTAAGAGGGGCTACGCCAAAAACAAACCTTCAAAACCTTCAAAAGCCCTTTTTGTAGTTTTTGAAGGTTCGTAGGATTATTAAGATTTTTTTTAAATGGGTATTGCGGATAACCTATCCTTCGCGGCTTTACAATACACCTCAGATAGTTCAATGCCAATATATTTTCTTCCCATATTACGAGCGGCAACGGCTGTTGTCCCCGATCCCATAAATGGGTCTAATATAATATCTGCTGTTGTTGATGAAATAATTCTCTCAATAAGATTTACTGGGAACGGAGCGGGATGGATATTTTTATTTTCTTGAGTAAATTCCCAAACATCTCCGTATCTATTTGATTTTGGAGCAAGTCGGAAGTTTGGCTTCGCTATTAGATATATCACTTCGTATGTTGGCAAGAAATAGCCCGCATTGAAGTTAATCCCCCCTTTACGCTTCCATATAATAATTTGCCTTACAGGAAAACCATCAACAATATCTTGTCGGTCTTGTAAAAGCCCTCTTTGAACTCTCCATTTATGATTATAGAATATAGCACCATCTTCAGGAATTATCCTTAACATCTCATTAAGACAATTTCTCTGCCATTCTACATATTCTTCGTGCGGCATACAATCGTTATGGTCATTATACCCACTTATCAATGCGGCGTTCTTCCACTTTCCCCCCCTTCCGTCTTTCATTCCGTTCCCCGAGGAGTTTTTTAGATTGTATGGGGGCGAAGTTATAATTAAATCAGCAGACCCGTCCGGCATCTTTCTCATAACATCAAGGCAATCACCACAAATCAATTGATTAATAATTTTTTTAGGGTCTTTCATTGTTTTTTTATTAAAAAACCGCTCGACCAGTAACCGAGGAGAAACTGGCCGAGCGGTGGAGGTGCCGGAGTCCAAACCGACAGGGGTCCGTTCCGACGGAGGGTATACCGAGGAGGTATATATATAATTTAGGGCCGCTGTAACGGCGCGTCAACGCCTTTAAGATGGTAGCCTATAATCGACTCGGGCCGACATCCTAACGCGCTACAGAGCCGCCCTACGGTCCGTAGCGTAGGGCTGTAGCGACCTGTCAACATATTCGATATTAGAGCCGGATACGTTCCGGCTCGTTTGGCGAGTTCGCGGTAACTGTCGATCTCTGCGTCGGCCATCGCATTATTGAGTTTTGTTCGGTCAATGATTAGCATATATAGTAATATAGGCAGTGGAAGGTAAAAACGCAATGGCTCAAACTTTTTTTGATTATTTTTAAAAAAAGTGTTGACAGGGAAAATAAAACCATTATCTTTATTATCAGACGTTAGCAATAACGCTAACGCAAACCGAGGAGCTTTAAAATGGTAACGCCGCAAATCGAATCGACAATCGAGATTCCCACCATCGACGCATACAACGTAACCGCAACCCACACCAAGGAATACGCCATCGAAATGG